GTATATCAAAGTGATATCGTTTATTAGCAGTTTTTTGACTTTCGTCATACGTATTACTGCAAAACGGTGTGGATATAAGATCCACATTCATAAGATGGTTTTAGAACACCAACAAACTTATTGATTAAAATATGGACAACAAAATCTAACCTTGTCTGTGACATTCCTTATACCTGGCTAATCCAGTCTAACACCTATGGGCGCTTGAATTATACCTATGGATTAAATACATATAAAAATGATTACTATGCACTATGTATAAAAATATGAAATAAACAATAATAGCGCCCCTAGGCGCGATTATTAGCTATGACAATAAAACTACTAGTAATTAAAAACTATATATCTAAATACGATTAACAATTGTAAATTGGATCTTCAACAATCCCAATCGGATTCTCCCTTTGCGCTTTCTCCCAACTCTCATTGATCCTGATATTGACGTACACTTTCATTTCGTTGTAGGTGTAAGGCCAACTCATCTGATGTTTGAACAAAGCAATGTTCGCTTTTTCTCGAATACTCTCATACTCTTCTTCTCCTCTCCACCACGCAAAGCGGAAAGCATTCTCCAGATTGACTGCGAACTGATCATCTGGTGAAAGTGCTGAATCGTCTCTAACCCAATTAAACAATTGATATATGATAGACAGATTTGGGACTGCAATAAATCCCTGCGACTTCTTCTTGAAATGGTTTTTAAGGAACTGGCACTCTTCGATCGTAGAAGCCCTCATGTTGTCCGTTTTATCGGGGGCTGTTAGTTCAAAGCCAAGTTCCTTATAACCCTGTACAATGGTCTCGATGTTGACATACTTCCTTGCGACTCTTGACACGGCAATCACAACATCATCAGCAGCTAAGATGAATCGAACATGCTGCAAAATGAATGCCGCTGTAGCCCATGCAGGGACACTCTTCTGTAGAATTCTTCTGCAAATGATCAAAATAGTCATTGCGTGAATTTCAGAATTCTCCAAAAAGGTGCCCGGATGACCTGAAAGTAGACCTGACTGCTTGTGGTACATAACGTCTTCAAAGATGACATCTGCGTCAGTGTAGTCTACGGCAAGGCAATATGCTGTTTTTGAAATTTCTGGCATTACCTCATTGCGTGATTGATAGGCTCTCTGGATCAATCGGAGCCTAGCCGTTGTTGTCATTAGTAGATGTTTCAGAGATACCTTTGATTCCCAGGCCTTAACATCAAAGTCCATGACATAATCATGGTACATAAGATGTTCAGCAACCTGGTTCCAATGGCGCTCTGGATCAACTCCTAAAGCAAATGGCATGCTTTGTCCTTGATCCCATGTATTCTTTACGAACGTCATGAAATCTTTAAAGCATTCATTATAGAGGATTTGATGGATGAAAGTGCCAGTTGCGACTGTCCTTGTTTTTGGATTTTCGATCTTATTTTGACCAACTAGTTCCTTCTTCCTGAATTCGAGTTTGAAATTTCTAGGAACAAAACCTTGATTGTAATAGGCTCTGTAATACTCGACTTCGTTGTATGTTTGTTCGGAGATCTGATACGTATTCGACACTGCATCAAACCTGATGAAAGGTGATTTGCCGACTACCCCTCTCTGATTTTTATAGGGCAAACCAGCACAAGTCTTGGTATTAATTGACGTCGAACCACGCATCTTAATTCCTGTTATTGCGTGTTTTGTGCTGTAGACCTTGACTCTGTCTAATCTCGGAACAAAAGTGGTGTACATCTGCATGAGTCCTGAAATCATGAACTCCTCCTCGTCCTGAGTGAAGAACGGCATTGCAACACCATTGGTCTTATTTAACGAAACTTGCATGAAATGTCTCGCGTCTGGCTTGATTCGGGGATCTCTGATGTCTTGAATAGCTGGCTCCGACTCAACTTCAAATTCTCCATGAATCTTACTCTTTCTGAACCCTGAAGTCCGAGAAACAGCTTGTGATGGAAATGGTGATTCATAGAGATCATGCTTGAGGTCGAACACATCATACAATTGATGTTCTTCTGGCAAAGACTGTGTCTCACAAACTGTTGTGACAACCTGGCTCTCAAAATTGAATTGTTTGATCGCCTTCTGAAGCATTTCCCTTGTTACGACTCCACAGTAAGCCAATTTAGATCCTTCTTTTCTCGACAACAGGACACCAAGAAATCTGCCTGATAGTCTGAATTCATCATGAATGACCAATGAACCACTGTTGCCATGTTCAACTCCATTATCTGTATAGAACTCAAAGACTCTATCGTGTTTGTGCTTAACAAAGGTCAGATTGTAGGCACATTCTGTCGCTTGGTGACTTCCTGTATGAGTGAACTTCCTCGAGCAATCTGTGTAATCCAAAGCCGGTGTTGGTCTTTTTGAGTCAGACAGTAGAACTGCTGACAATGATGACATTCTCAGGTTCGACATACCATCTGCGCAATCCTGTTCAGTGACGAAATGGTTGACAACTGCCCTGCAGGGTCTAAAACCCTTCAAGTTGATTACAGCTGCATCACTGTTTGGGATGTTAACA